TGGCACTTTTACTAAGGATGCTGATACTGGAGTTATGTTCGTCATTCCCGATGGAGACGACCCTAAGCCCTGTAACATTTTTGTAGGAGTAGATCCGGCAACTGATTCAGCAAGAAGAAATACTGATTTTAGTGTTTTAATTGTGATAGCAGTCACTCCGGACAATAATATTTATGTTCTTGATTATATACGTAATAGAACCTTACCTGTACTTGGTATTTCTGGAACCGGGAAAAAAGGAATAGTAGATTATATATTTGAGTATGCTAAATTTTATAGCCCGACATTGTTCACAATAGAAGATACTTCAATGTCTAAGCCTATATTTCAGGCAATACGTGCAGAGATGAGAAGGCGTAATGAATTTATTATTCCATTTAAAGAAGAGAAACCCGGTAATAGAATGAGTAAAAGAGATAGAATACAAGAAATACTTGCTCAAAGATTTGCAGTAGGTCAGGTGCATATTAAGAAAACACAATATGACCTACATAGAGAAATAATGACATTCGGGCCACGAATGGCTCATGATGATACAATAGATGCTTTAGCTTATGCTTGTAAATATGCACATCCACCAAGTGGCTTACAAGAGTCAAAGACTGGATGGTATAAAGAAAAGCCTACAGCTAAATCGTGGATAACAGCATGATAGAATTTATTGTTCTTTCCATATTGCTTAATACCGAGCAACCTAAAGCTATAGAGGGCTCATTATTTAATGAATATGATTATGTATACGCAATTGAAGCTAGGAAGCGTGGCAAAAGGCACAAAGGTGATCGCAGAAGAGGCGGAGGTGGATTAAGATAATGTCAAAAAATGTAAAAGATATTATGGCGGAAATGTTGGCAGAATGGTTATTTAAAGATTTTGGAATTTTGATAGACGAACCTTCAGAGAATGAAATAGCTGAGACCTTAGAAGAGCATGATAGGAGAATGCATGCGAATGATGGGGTTAAAAAGAGATGAAATGTTCCAAGCAACACGATGGTTAAACCTAATGGTAGGATTGTTCAATTTTTATTTGTATACCTATGGGGGTGGCTATCATTTATTAGGGATAGGAATGATCAATATAGCAGTATGGTCATTTTCTAGGGGAGTACATAAATGAAATTGTGTTTATATGGAATGGATTATTTGGATTATTAATACTAGGAACTCTTAGGTATGGCGATTATATTACAAATGAGTGTCCGCAGGAGAGTTACAGCTGTCCAAAAATTTGTGACGTAGATCACATTCACTTACCAAAAAAGGAATGTAAGAATGGCAAAAACAAACAAGAAAGTAGACCAGATTCGACAATTATACAACCTAGCGGACAACACGACCCGAAGACAGTGGCAGAAAATAAACCAAAAAGGTTATGAGTTTGCACATGATGAACAGCTAGCCAGTCAAGATAAAGATTCCCTAGAAGAACAGGGAATGCCTACATTTACAATCAATAGGATACTTCCAGTAGTTGAGATGCTTAATTTTTATGCAACTGCAAAATCTCCTAGATGGCAGGCTATAGGTGTAGAAGGAAGTGATACTAATGTTGCTTCTGTATTTTCTGATCTTACTGACTATGTATGGCATAACTCCAATGGCTCTACTTTATATACAAATGCTATTAATGATTCAGTTACAAAGGGAATTGGATATCTTCTTGTTACTGTAGATAAGGATGCAGACAATGGAATGGGAGAAGTTGTTATACAGCAACCAGAGCCTTTTGATCTATATGTTGATCCAAAGTCTAGGGATATGCTATTTAGTGATGCTTCATATATAATGATTCGTAAAGTTCTTCCAAAGAATCATCTAATGAAAATCTTTCCCGATCATAAAAGAAAAATCTCCCAATCAAGTAGTAATGAACAAATGAATAATAACTATTCTGTTAGATCTATGGGAGATGATGATCAGAAGTTATTTGCCTATAATGATAATCAAGGTGATGATTGGGCTGTCTTGCCTACTGGAGAGATGGATCAATTGGTTGAGTTTTTTGAAGTATATGAAAAGATTAAAATGTCTTATATTAGTTTATTCTATCGAATACCACCAAATCAACAAGAGCTAAAAGAACTAAAGGCTCAATGTGATGTAATGGTTCGTGAAATGCAGGCAGAGGCTGAGGTTGAATTGTTAGAACAGCAACGTCAAATGCAGGAAGCTGTACAATCAGGAGATATGCTTCCAGAACGTTATGAACTTGAAATGCAAAAAGCTCAAGAAATGATGCAACAGCAATTAGTTGCTTATCAGCAAGAATGTATGAGCAAACTTCAAGCAGAAGCTTCAAAGATAGAAAATAAAATAGTTACAGAAAAAGAATTTAAGATCTTAATGAAAGATCCTATGATAGCTAAAAACGTAGTAGATCAGGTGCAGTTTTATTCTCCAAGAATTAAACAAACATGCGTTGCAGGTGATAAGCTTTTATATGAGACAGTATTGCCTGATATTATTACAGAGTATCCAGTTGTTCCATTTCATTTTAAATGGACTGGTACTCCATATCCTATATCAGCTGTATCACCTTTAATTGGAAAACAGCAAGAGATAAATAAAGCTCACCAGATTATGGTTCATAATGCTTCACTAGGTTCTAGTCTTAGATGGATGTATGAAGAAGGATCTATTGATGCAGAACTTTGGGAAAAGTATTCTTCTAGCCCTGGAGCATTACTACCTATTAGGCCTGGAGTTGAAAGACCTACACCAGTTATACCTGCTCCATTATCTAGTGCATTCTTTCAGATAGTACAAGAAGGAAAGTCAGATATGGAATACTTAGCTGGTATATATAGCTCTATGATGGGTGATAGCTCTCAAGCAGGTGAAACATATAGAGGGATGTTGGCATTAGATGAATATGGTACTAGACGTATTAAGCAGTGGATGAATACATCTATTGAACCTGCTTTAAGACAACTTGGTAAGCTAGTTTTACAATTCTCTCAAGCTACATATACTGCTTATAAGAGGTTTAGATTGATTCAAGCTTCTGGAGTTAGTGAGCAGTCAGAGCAGGAAATAAATATCCCAATCTATAATGATATGGGAGAAGCTATTGGCAAGTCTATGGATATAGAAGCTCTTAAATATGATGTAAGAGTAGTGCAAGGCTCTACATTGCCAGTTAATAGATGGGCTTATCTAGAAGAACTAAAACAGCTTATGCAACTTGGTATTGTTGATGATATAGCTGTACTTGCTGAAACTGATATTAAAAACAAGGAGAGCATTGTCAAAAGAAAATCACTCTACTCACAACTACAAGGACAAATACAACAATTATCCGAAGCTAATAAGGATGCGGAAGGTACTATTGAAACACTTGAAAGACAGTTGGTACAGGCTGGCATCAAAAATAAAGTAATGCAAGCTGACGTAGAAATTAATAAAAAGAAAGAAGAAGTTAAGTCTCAAATGGGAAAAGAGTACGTTGAGACTGAAGGAAAACAAAAATTATTGCGGAATGTAATGGCTAATAATGTAGAGTCTCAGAAGCAGCAAGCTTCTAATATGTTACAGTCTGCAAAAAATAGCTTGGATAGTAAGAATAGTAATACTTAAGCTATCCACGTTGACTTAAACCTAAATAAGGAGAAAACATGTCAGATACAGTAGGAAGTCAAGGTAACCCTGAAATCGGAATGACTGCAGATTCTTTTGAAGCTGCTGAAGCACAGACCGATACAGGCTCTGAGACTTTTTTTAACGATCTAGAAAACCAAGTCAACGGTGGTATCATAGATGAAACCGCTGAGGTAACCCAACAAGAAACAAGTGGCTCCGAACAGGTAACCCACAACACACAAAGCGTTGGCTCCGAGAATGTGGATCTTCCAGCAGATAACGGCACTGATTGGAAGAAAAGATACGAAGACTCTAGCAGAGAAGCCGTACGTTTATCAGAGCAGTATAGAAGCGTCGAACCTTTTGTACCAGTTCTGGAAGCGATGAAGAACGATAGTGGATTAGTGGATCATGTTCGGGATTACTTGAAGAATGGTGGACAACCTGCAAAGTCTGTACAAGACCAATTAGGTCTTAGTGAAGATTTTGTTTTTGACGCTAACGATATAGCAGATCCGGATTCTGATAGTGCAAAAGTAATGAATGCTCATGTAGATACGATGGTGCAAAAGCGTGTTGGGCAGATGCTTAATGTTGAAAAACAGAGAGCACAGCAAATGCAACAAGCTCAAACCAGAGTATCTGAAGAAAAAGCATTTATGCAAAAGCATAGTATGTCAGAAACTGATTTTAATAGTTTTAAAGAAAAAGCACAACAGCATGTAATGACTTTAGATGATGTAAATTATTTACTGAATCGAAATCAGAACAATGCTAATGTTGCCAATTCTACAAAAACAGATATGCTAAATCAAATGAAGAATGTCCGCAATATGCCTGCATCCGCATCGGGAGCAAACAGTCAAGGTCAAAATAGATCAGAGTCAGACGAAGTGTTTGACTTGATAAATGGCTTTGATAATGATGTTGATAACCTGTTCGGTTAGGCTTATAGAACAAATTTATTAGTCTGTCCGAGCTTAATCCTAATTAAGGAGATAGACAAATGGCGGATATTCTTAACGTAACCGGGAGTAATTATACTTCCGAGCCTACGGTTCAAAGAGGATCGGCTGCTGCTACAGGTGCCCTTCGGAGAAAATATAACTTCGGAGATAAGGTATCTGAATTAGCATTAGCACAAGATCCATTCTTTCGATTTGTAAGCATGGTTTCTAAGAAACCAACAGATGACCCGACTTTCAAATTTACTGAAAAGCGGTC